TTCCCACACCTTTGCCTTTAAAGAGCCTTGGGCTGGGTCATCACCTGTGTAGTCTAAGTATGGCTGCATGAGCACCATTCCACTAATAGCGGCCAGCTCACACGCTTTTGAATAGGCTTCGTTTATTCCTTCTCCATTGGCGACATGATCGATGATTCGCGTATATTGGTCGGTTGTGTGAGGGTCTGCCCCTTCAGTTGGAATGTAGTTAATTGATTTTCGGTGCTGGCGTTGATAGCCCGTTATCATGTTGATCGGCTGCTGGGATATGTTGAAGTAGAATTGCTGATTGTTATTCGTTCCGTGAGAAACGTTAAAATGTCGGTTGACAAAGCTCTGCGCTCCCGCATAAAAGAGGGTATCTATGTTCGATTCGTTCCAACGCGCTTGCTCTAGTGGTTGGAATTTGGCATATAGGTTGTCGAGCCATCCTCTGACATTGCCTTGATTAGGCTCGAGATTATCTTGCCAAGGTGGCATGTAGAAAGACATTGGGACCTCTAATTCGATGTGTAATTTAGAGTATCAGTAAATATTTTACTTGTTAAGGGAGTTTCTCATCGCTCTCTTTGTTTTTGCGAGCAACTATTGCATTTGATCGTTTACGGTAATTGCTATCTGACGAGCGCCAACCATGACTCATCTCTATATTCCCTTCACGTTTGATCTTATCAGCTTTTCTTCTGAGTGTGCGACAAGCTCCACATGAGCTTTCTGTAGTTCCCTTCTTAAAGCTAGTGATGTAGTCGGAAGGCCAAGGCTTCTGTTCCCCACACTTAATACAAGCCCTAGTCTCTACTATTTTTGGTTGAAACACTTAGCACATTTCCATGTTCCACTCATTTGATCAGTAACCCAATGCCTTGATTGACATTTGTTACATTCATAGTCATTCGAAATCTTTCTATCGATCGTTGATCCATAACATCTCGGACATTCCCAATCAGCTGCATCCTCTAATTTGACTAGATGTTGCAATCCACATCCAGTGCATGTGATTTTCTCTAAAGACGGGTCTTTTAGTGCGGGAGGTTTGATAAGTTCTTCAAAATTTGAGGGAAACTTTACATCATCAGGATTATAGAATGGGGAGATATAATCTCGGCCTAGAGTGATATTCTTATCGGCTCGGATATCTGGATTAGCAAATGTCCAGCATTCACCGGTTGAGTTTATAAAGCATACCCAAAAGAGATTCGATTCGGGACCGTAGTCTATTAGGAAATGGGCGAGAGCGGGGCCTTTAGGGGTTCGGATTGGAAGTGGGGGATTAAGTTGCTGGATCATTTAGCTTACCTGCTTTTATTGCCTCGCCCATATTTTTTCCTGAGGAAAAAGTATTGAATGGATTGTTATCTCTTAACATTGCTTCTTTAACCTTCTTTTTAGTGGAGAAGTGTTGATGTTTTGCATTCTTCTTCAATCCTTCCATGATAAACTCATCCATTTTACAATATTCAGCATAAATCGCTTCTTTCTCGAGATTATATCGTTCTAAGTTCATCCGTTGAATAACAAAAAGTTCCTCGTCTGTCAAAACTGCCTCGTATTTCCAAGTGATCGTCCATCTACGTTCTCATCACCCCAACGGAGGTTCTTTTTTTTACCGAATGCTGTGAATAGGGCATAACGCATCGCATCCATAGCATGGTCATTTCGCTTCACAGGCTCTTCATCACCGTTTATAGCCTTCTTGCTATCCCATACATACTGCTCTAGCTCGCCTATAGTATTTGTGCAATCCTTCACAATCTTCAGCTCGTGATTAGAGATAAGATTAGCCACAAAAGTAATACCAGGATAAACATCATTTTGAGCCTGAATGACACGCATTCGTCGTCTCTTAAGTTCGACTTCAAACGACGAAGCGCTTGGGTCCAGATAAATACCGCGCACGTTGTAGCCTTCAATAAATTGTTCCAAATCATCGGCTAGTTCCGAGTTTAGCTTTTGTCTATAAGTCTTTTTAGAGTCCCAATAAAACTCTTTCTCCACCCATAAATGTGGACTATAAGTATTTGATTGGCCAATAAGTACAGCAGCAAAAGCATTGTGAATGCCATAATCCACCCCCACAAAGTAGTTATCGGCGAAGTGAGGGGCGCGGGGTAATACATGACTCTGCCTGGAGAAATCGCTATATATTGCACCTTCAGCAGCCACCCATTCACCCAGGATGTAACGTCTATAGAATAAGCCAGTATATTGATTCTTGAGATCATGCCTAGCACGATCGCTTAGAGCAGGATTGTCATCAATGTTAAAATGAAGATTATAGGAGTAGTCACGGTCTGGATTATCAATGAGATTTGCTTTAACAGGATGCACAGGAGAGTTAGGATTACACGTAGCTATCATCTTTGACCATGGATGACTTAACCTAGTTGTAAGCATGTCGATAAACCCGTATGGTATAGTCGTAATCTCATCAACATAAGAGAGTGAATGCGTATTCCCCTGGATAGCTCGAATACTACCTTCATCATGGGCTCCAATCACCCGAATCTCCTTATCCCCAAACACGAGACATTGCTTTCCTGGCTTCCAAACACAATAGCCTTTAAACAGCTCATCAGTCAGGAGCTTCACAGCATTCTCTTTAATGGCTCCGAAGCTATTTCCTATCATGATGATTTTATTATCGGGACAATCTATGACGAGCTCAGCAAACCTGAGGAGAGTGCTATAAGTTTTACCGGACCTTACAGACCCATGAGCGATGTTGATTTTAGCAGTTGAATTGCGTATAAACTCTTTTTGCTTATCAGAGAGGGTAACTTGACTCATCTAAACGACCTCATTAAACGATTAAGAGAAATGGAAGGGAGCGCCTACCATGGAGCGATCAACACTCCGGTGAGTCACTATGACTTGATGCTTGCTCTTGAGGCAGTTCAGTCCGCCCTGATTTCATTGCAGACGAATATTGCTTCAGATCAGATTTCCCTTCCTCAGCACTGACAGATTTGTCTGGTTTATCCCAATCGAATTTGTTACGCATGAACATTTGATAGATCGCAGGTTCACAATGTCGCTTGCCATCCATCATATCAATACCTTTACCTTCCCATACACCTTTTGACTTACATTTAGCAATTCCCATTTGTATAGGCGGGAAAACTTCGGTATCTTCCTTCATATAAGATTCGATAGTTTGATAGGTACAAAGAAGCCTTTTCTCATCTTTGAAGTACCAACTATCTTTAGATAAACCTGAAGCTATATGTTTACAATAGTCATCATAAGCTTCTTTTTTAAGCTCGATACTTACTAATTTCACTGCGTACTTGTTGCCTAGTTCTGCTGCCATAGCCATATACTACATAATTTAACTAATTAAAATAAAGTCTCTATCTTGCGTTAATTCTCCTAGTCCCTGTATACTAACAGGCGTTAGAGAAACAAAGGATGGACAACATGTGCTTAGAACTACAAAACACCAAAGAACAACATTTAGAACAATTCGCTTGTTTCTGCGGGGACAACTGGCAATTCAGTGATAAATTAATTGAAGTTTTTGGGGATCATCAAGACCATTATGATGTATGGAAATTAGATTGCCATGATGCGCGGGTAAAAGTAGAAGATCTAGCATTTTCTGAGCTATATGAATATGATGCCGAAGGATTAGTAGAAAACCCTATCAGAGTCCTAGAAGCTTTCATAGATTGGCAAAAATTTTATAAATCTCTGGAGTAGAAATGTACAGATGTGAAATTTGCAAATATGAATGGACAAATAAAGAACATAAGAAAAATAAATTTAATTCTCCTTTTAATTGCCAAAAATGTAGGGATGGGGACAAATTAATGCGGTTTACAACTCCTGCTAAACAATTCTCTGAATGTCCAGGGGAATACAAGATGAATGAAAAGGTACTTCATAAATACATAGCAGATACGATCAACAAGGAATTCATTAATTCTATTGCTCAAGGAGCAGCCGATAAAATCTTATCCAATAGGAGTGAATAATGGGACAAGGAATGTTTGATGGTTTATTATTTCAATTAATCTGTATATCAATTTTCATTCTATTTTTAGGAATAGGAATTGGATTTTTAATCAAGTGGGCATTATAATGAACATACTTAAATTCCATATATCTCGAGCCTATGGACGTATACGATTCTACCCTAGATGCAGCATTAGCCTATTGCTATGCAAATTTGCGGGAAAAACTACATTAGATAAAGATGATATGAAGTTGATAGGAGAATGCGGATTTGAGACCGATACTACCATACCAACTTGATCCTAACGACAACATCCTCAACGACCCCACCGAAAGCTTTCACTGCTTTCTCTACCATTCCTGATAGTTTGGGGTCGTCCTTGGATAATACAATGTCTTCGGCATATTCTAGGTATTTCATGACAAACGTTTGGTCTGCATTCGATACTTTGACAGAGATTTCGAGCATTATTTGCAGCCCTTCTTCATCTCTTTTTCCATTTTCTTATCTTTCTTTACGTCTTTTTTCTCGTGCGCTTTCAATTCTTTTTCGATCTTCTTCATTTTCATTAGGATTCTCCTGTTTTGAATCGTTCAAAAGTTCATTATCACTTTCTGCTAGCATTTCCTCAATAGTTAAATAGAACGATTCTCCGAGAGCAAGGAAACTCTCTAAGTTTATCCCGCAACGAAGAACTTTCATCGCTGCAACTTTGTAGAAAGTCGATCCGATTACATTATCAGAAAATTCGGAGGAAAGATCCATATCTTGAAGAAGAACTAATAATCTAGTGCAATCCTCTCGGAAGTCAGCCAGATCATCAGGATTCATTTTATCTCCCAAGCACGAGCAGCATCACTCAATAAGGTAGCTAAATCTAAATCGCATTCTTTATAACAACCAATTGCTATTGCCAGAGTAGCTATCGCCAAGGAATCAACGTCATAATTTTCAGGGAGAGATTCATCGATTATGTGAGCCAATTGATGCGCTTCCCTTCTTCTCTGCTCAAATGTATTCATGCAGTAAACATCTCGAGTTGCTCAATCTTTCTCTTAGTTGGTACCATATTCGTCTTTTTCGCTGCCATCTCTAAAGCTTCGCGATAGAGTCCTACGTTATATTGCGCATTCGCCAATCTATTTTCCCAAAGGTGCAGCTTAAATTCAAAAGCTTCGTATAAAGTTTTATTTTTCATCTTGATTCTCCTAAAAAGAAAAGGCATTATACGGAACGAATCAATTACTTTATATATACAATCTTTATTTGAGGTTAACATTGGAAAGACCGGATATTCCTCTTGAACAACTATCCATTGGAAAAATGTTCCAGATTTCGCCCGAAGGAAAGGACAGTGTGCAATTAGTGTATGGAGGCGATTTTATCATTGCTACTGAATATGAAGAATCTGGAGTAGTCGGGTACATGGCGAATGTCTATGACCAATCAAACTCTGCACGAACAAATGGGGTTATAAACATCCTGATTCCATGGAAATACCTACATTGTGTAGGATCAGTCCATTGGTTTAGAGAACAGAAAAAGGAGAATAATCATGGGAAAAGCGACAGCAAACAAGATTAAAGCAGACCCGATTTATGAATACGTAATATTTACTAAAGGGGATAAGCTTATTTTAAATGCGGACAGCTATCGTAGTTTTGGAGACGATGAAAGTCTAGTAGACTTTTTCATAGGCGACGATACAATAGCCTCATTTAGAAATTGGGACTACATTATCCGTGGAAAAGAAGTCATTTCTTCTTCGATTTAATTAAAGGGAGAGGGACTCGATGCGTATGATCGTTTTTTCCCTCTCTCCATATATCTTTCTAGACATCTTTTCTATCACTTGCGAATCATCCTGCCAAACAATATCTGTGAGACAATCCGAAAGGAACTTGTCATAGTTATCTATATCTGGCCTAGTGATTGGATGCATCTTCCCATTTAGCATTTGCATTCGCCTAATTTTGGAGGTAGATTTGGGTATACCGACGAAATACGTATAGTCCACTTTGAGTGGCCCTGAGAGTGGGTCAAGTTGGTTATACTGCGCCTTGATTTGCCATTGGTATTTTTCACGTTGTTCTTTTCTAGGATTGAATGCTCTTTTTCCATAGCCTCTATGCGCCGCCCAAGGAACCGGATCACCGGAGATTTCGATAAGGATCATACCTTAACGGTTTACTTGTATTTCAAATTTTAATCAACAGAGGAATATCTCACCTTTTGGGCTATAGAGCAATCGTCATATCCACTTTGATATCCGACGAAGAAAGCGCATATCCCAACGAGAATTCCGAAAAGAAGAGTAACCAAAAACAACCCGCGATTCTCACTCACACTTCCCTTCCTTTTCGATCCATTCATAAAATCTAGAGAGAGACAAATAAAGGAATCCGCTTGGGCTCTTACAAAAGTGCGAGGCTCCATTAGTTTTTCTCTTATTTACCGTGTCTCTAAGCGACCTTTCAGTCATAATATGAGCAATTTTCGGGGCAAATTCCGCGAATTTAACCCAATCATTTTGTGCAACTTGCGCCATTCTTATACCATAATTTTACATTTACGTTTGACATCTTATGTACAAGATTGTATGATAATAGCACAAAACAAGTCAAGGAGTGTGTATGGATTACAAAGAATATTTCCAGAATTTTGTTGAATGTTTTGAGGAAGAGCACGGCCGAGAGCCAACTTTTGAAGAGACACAAGATTGGTATGGGAACTTAGTGGATAATATGTGTGATTGCTATGAACTTTAAAGAAGCAAGCGACATAGCTTATGCTCGTTACATAGAATATACCGCTGGAAGACCTTATGACGACGCTGGCCCAGATGATGAATGCACCGATGATCGTTGCGTTAAAGGGAAATGTTGCCCTGAATGTAACGAAGAGTGGGAACAAAACCTAGAATACAAAAAAGAATATACTGGAGATGAAGATGACCAATAACGCTCTGATCGCTGCGCTTGTAAAGACACAGCTTGAAATCACACCACCAAAGAAAGACAAAGTAAATCCTAGATTCAAGTCTTCCTACTGCTCACTGGACTCAATCTATGATGCATGCCGAATTCCTTTGGCTAAGAATGGCCTTAGTTTGACCCATACGGTTCTATCAGATGGAGCTAAACACTTCTTAGAGACAAACCTATTGCACGTGTCTGGAGAGAGGTTAACAGGGTGTATGCCTATGTTCATTGATCAGATGACGAGCCAAGGGTTTGCATCTGCTCTAACTTATGCTAGGAAGTATGCAGTTTGCTCACTTCTTGGACTCCCTACAGAAGAAGATGATGATGGCGAAGCCGCTGTGAAAGAACAAGTTGCCGCTGAGGTTCAAAAGGTTCAATCCAAGCCGTTGAATAAAGACCAGATTGAAGAAATCGACGTCCTAATTGAAGACGACATGGAACTATTGAATCGAATTCTCACTGGATATAAGGTAAACAAATTAGGTGAGATTGCATCTGAGCATTTCTCAGTGATTGTTAAAAACCTTAGAGCTAGGAAAAATAAATGAAATTCGTTGATGTCGAGCAAGGATCATTCGAATGGCACGCACTTAGGCGCACTAAAATAGGTGCGTCTTCCTCTCCATCATTGCTTAACCTTTCCCCGTACAAGACTCCAGTCGATGTTTACAACGAAATGGTCTTTGGAGAAAAGGGATATGTCAATGCAGCCATGCAGAACGGAACGGACAAGGAGGGAGAGGCTAGAGATTACTTCAATAGCATCATTCCAACTCCTGGTGAGCAATACAAATTCTCTCCTGCCGTAGTGGTAAGTGAAGAATATGATTTTCTCATGGCATCTTTGGACGGAATCAATGCTTCACACAATGTCATCCTGGAGATCAAAGTTCCAGGTCAAAAGGTGTATGAGCAATGCTTCCTAGACAATGTTCCTATCCATTGGGAGTACCAGATCCAACACCAACTAGCAGTGACTGGACTAGACTTAGCGATTCTATTCGTATACAGAAGTCCGACAGATAACGTAATTGTTCGGTATCCCCGTGATGAAAAGAAGATCGCAGAAATAGTCGCTGCATGTCAGAAGTTTGAGGAAGAGAATCTTTCTACGTTTACATGTCCTGATTCGAAAAGGGATATTAAATTGTGGTCCAAGATATTAAAATAAATACTTGACACAAGTTTACTACAATATAATGTTGTGCTAAATTAACGTCATATTTTAGATTCGTCCTAACTAGAATGCAGCCCCCGTGGATTGTCTGCGGGGAAAACTGCTATCCAATTGGAAGGAACGGTGCTAGTAAATGCAAAACTTCCTTCTGAAAGTCCTTCCCTTTCTGATCTGAGAACTTGATGTAAGGGATAAAGTTAAATTTCCCGTCATCCCTCTTTTCAGATTTAGTCGGGAGACCGATCATATACCCACCTTTCTTAGTCTTGATAAGCTTCACCCCGACCCATGTCATTTGCCATGAAGGGAAGTAGATCTCAAAAGTCGCTGCGGTATATTGGTTTCCCATTACATCTTGATAGTTAAGAATTTGAATGCTCATTTTTTCTTTTCTTCCCTATTTTTTGCCATTAAATCTATTAAATATTGCCTTCGTTCTCGTGTCTCTTGGATCTTTTTGTTTAACTTTCCTATATTAATTTCCATAGTATGTATCTCATCATACAAATCTTGAATCCAATAACCTATATCCATATTTTCTTCCATTATTACTCCAAGGTAATAGTGATCGGTTTGTTCACAGGTTTGTATTTTGCATTCACATACGATGCGTTGATACATAATGTATTTGGTCCTTGGTGCTTATATACTAACTGACCATATGCCTCATGAATGTGAGCTGTCACTAAAAGCTTAGGTTTGATGCGATCCAATGCTGAAAGGAGGGCATAACTACCAACATGCTCACCTCTCACGGTTTTATCTAGCACTCCCGATGCAGGTCCATGACTAATTAAAATATCGATGTCATTCGGTATTTTGTCACAGACACCTTGTAAATCCTTCTCCTCTCCACAAAATGCGACGCACTTAGGGTTTATGCCATCGAATAGGAGCGAATAAGGGAGACCCCATATCTTGAGACCGAAGAGTTCAATCCCTTCATCATGTAGAAAATGAAATTCATTGCCTGTAGGACCGGCATAATTCTCAAACTCCATCCGCATATCGTGGTTCCCGGCAATCAAAACCTTTTCTTTGCATGGTTGGCGATCAAGCCACGTAAAGACTTCGAAGTATTGGTACTCCTGGTCAGAGGCCGTCAAATCGCCAGAAACAATCAAAAGATCGCACGGTTCCAAATCTGGAGGTATATTCCCATGAAGGTCAGAGATACATGTAATTTTAATCATCGACTCTTTTCCCATTCTTCCCTTTCCTCTTTAGTACATTCAATCCTGCACCATAAGAATGTCTTTCCATATTCAGGGCCAATAGAAGGATCATCTTCCCTAATTGAGAACCCGGAAACTTTTTCCCCTTTTAAACCAGCATCATTCGCCCAATCAAATACTAAACTAAAGGCATTTTTGAGTATTTCAATCTGTTTTTTATAATCAACTTGTGAGGTTAAAGTAAGAATTGTATGCGGTATGTCACATTCCATTTTCTCTCTCCGATATTTCATCTTGTCCACGGTCAATCATTTCTTCACCTCAGGTTCCTTGATCTCTTTAAACGCGGCTATAGACGATGATCTTAAATGAGGCGGCATCTCAGACTCCATCATAGGGAATACGGGAGCTGAAGGGAGAATAGACTGCTCTGGGGACGAACTGTGTCTATGTTTCTCATAAGTTCTAGTCACAGTCTCGATTACCTGCATGGATATTGGTGAATCCTGCTTTTCTTCTTGGACACTTGTTATCTTCCAACACTTGCAACCAAAGCAGCACCTCCAATTATTGAAGCTTCGCTCTGGTTTAAAATCTACTTGGACCGGGGATATGGGCAGCATACGCACCTCGCATTTCCTGAAGTATATCAAATGAGCCCAATTTCAATAATTCTCCAGTGAGAACCCACAAAAAGGGCAGAATTTAACAGGGAAATCCATTCTACCTTTCCCACTTTGGAAGACTCTTATCCATAATAGTTTTTCAGGCGGATAAGATTCATAACATCCGAAATTATCTTGTTCATTTCTACAAAAATGCTTTTCTTTTTCAGGAGGAATTGGATATTCAATTTCTGCCGGAGCCCATCGCCAGTTAGTATAATGAGTTATTATAGAGTCATTATCATAATCTTCAGCTAGCCCAAGTTCTACATAACCTCCATTAAACAACCATATCCATTTACATTCAGGAAGTTTTTCTGTAAATTTAAACCATTTGATTTTGATCGCCTCTAAATAATCTGCGTTATCTTTGGCAAATCTTTCAGCAGCTTTCTTTATGATTTCAGGAGTCATTGTTTACCCCAATATTTCTCCGTATACAGATTCCATGAATGATCGGATCGTTCATATTCCACACTATTTACTTGGCTCCCACATGTGAATTCTACATGTTCTGGACAAGCAAATACCGTCCAATCGCCGAATTTCTTCATGTCCATGCTATAAGCCATCTTTTTATGCGTCTCAAATAATATTTCGCTATTATCTTCTTTCTTACTATCGAACCTAATGTCCTTTAATACTTGTTTTCTCCACTCACGCATTATTGTAATTGGTTTTGCACTTTTAGGTCTATTTTTTAATCTCCTACAAATTTCTTCTTCCTCTTCAGTCGACGGACGGTCATCTTCAATTTCTTTTGGAGGAGGAAGAGGAGGAAGATTGTTTTCAGTATTTGTATTTAGTATTTGGTATTGCTTGGCCCTTTTGTCATCTTGCATTGGCCCTTTTGTACTCTCCATTGGCCCTTTTGTCATATCGTAAACATTATTTAAAAATTCTTCCTCGTTCTCGAATGAATACCAACAGGTCTGATCGATTTTAGACTTATTGAAATTCCCCTTTCGTATGACTTTCATCTCGACTAGGCGATCAATAGCTCCGCGAATTTCTTTCTCTGTGAAGTAGGGGAAATGCGCGGCGAGCTCTTTTCTCGTCTGGTACATCCATGTCCGCCCTTCTTTTAAATTTCTCTTAAGTTTTTGATTGAACTGGATCCAATATTGGAAATGCTGGATGAGTATCGAACAGTTTAGACCATATTTGATGGCTATATCGATTATAAATGCATGCGCTGGACTTTTAGACATAGATTTTCCCTGTGATTAAGAGCCAGGGAAAGTGCGCCGGAGACTGCCAAGTAATTCTTTCAGATTGTGATTAATTCACTACCTGTTAGAATTGGACGCATATTCATATTGCATCCTTTGGGTCTCGGCGCACATCCGAGGCTCATTTTTTTTGTTACGAGTCTCCAACCTACCGTCAAATCGAAATAAAGTCTACCTCTTGCTGAAAATCTCACCAATATCCTAAGATCAGGAACGTACGCAACTTGAGCTTTGCGGACACCTTAGTAAAAAGTCATCCTATGTTTGGCGCCCCTTTCTCCAATTTAGGGGCGCATTTAATTTGGCCAATAGTGTAAGCGCAAGCCGTGGGTTTATCGCGGAGGGGTTGGGGTAGCGTCCAGCTAAGGTCTTTTTTCACCGTGGGATAGTGTAAGAGCACGGGGGTTATATCCTTAGAGATAGTTGACATCTATCTCCCACGATCTTTCTTAATTAAACTAAAGTTTACTAATTGTTTTAAATCATGAATATATTCCATACTGTTTTACGTAAGACTTCATATATCTTGCACCTTAGAATTGATAAAGCAGTTTTGAAAAGTCCACCTTCGTTGATTCGGGGGTGGCATTTAAAGAAGTCGTTGAATCACATCCAGATTCGTTGCAATCCAAACATGACCACAATAGCACTCCACAACATCCTTAAAAAGGACATGGAAACTGTGTACAGTCAATTTTCTTTTGCATCTTGGGCAAACATCGGTTCTTCGAGCAATTTGACAACCACGGGCAGATAATGAGTTCTGACCCTTTGGCTTTTGCTCTTTCATTTGTTTAGATCAGTGATTTGAAGGATTAACGTCGCGCACGCTATCCCGAGGATGATGAGAAGAAGGATTATTTCGATCATTTTGCTGGCCCTGGAATTGGTACAATCGTGATGGAAATTCCCTCTCCTTTTTTATTATTCAAAACATCATCAGACAATCGCTCCATTTCGAACGCATCTTGATGGTGAAAAAGATTACACCCACCTAGCCCTAGTGATGCGCCAATAATTAACAAACTTGTTATCTTTTTCATCCGACAAACTCCGTTACGATGACGATACCTGCAAATCCATTTCCCCCAGCAACTGATGGAATTACAGCAATACTAGCAGCTCCACTTCCTCCGCCGCCATAAGATGTACCATTTAATCCAGCTGCCGAAGTAGGTCCTGTTGAAAGAACACTAACGCCTGGAGCACCTCCTCCGAAGAATGTAGATCCTCCAAATCCTGATATGATTGGAAGTTGAAGTCCTACTGTCATTCCCCAGAACCCGGGCGTCCCAGTTGTGACAAAATCTCCACCAGTTCCAGTTCCGCCGCCGCCACCTAAAGCAGGAGGACTGTCTCTTTGATCAAATTGACCTCCTATTCCTCCGGAAGCTCCAATTAAAGAACCGACGGATGTTGTCCCTCCAGTGGCTCCATTATTGGCACCTGCAGCAGCTCCGCCTGCCCCTCCCGCTCCAATTGTAACAACTTGAGAAGCCCCAATTGTTGCAGCACTGAAAAGTCCGCGAGCATATCCACCGCCTCCGCCTCCGCCAGCTGAAAAATTAGATCCTAAAGCATTTGTGAAAAGAGATCCTCCGCCACCACCCCCACCAACAACTTCAATAATGCATTGAGTCATCCCAGCTGTGGGAGTGTAAGTTCCAGTAGTAGTAAAAGTCTGCGTCTTAACTGAAGAAAGTCCAGCTGATCCAATAAGAGATGCGGTTAGGGTATGAGTTCCTGGATTCCCCACAATCGCTATTGTTGTTCCATCTCCCACGATGTTAATATTTCCACTAGTTGGAGAGACTGCTCCTCCAGAGTTTCCAGTCACAGTTTCAACTACAGTTGAACTTGCAGCAGAAATGGTGGTTGATCCCCCTAATGAAACTGGGGAAGAAGAGATTGTAATCCCTGTTCCCGCCACTAGAGAAATAGAAGAATGAGCTAATGCTGAATTAGGGATCGCATTTAGTGTGAGGGTAAGACTATTTGCCGCAGGATCACCCACAAATAGGCCTCCAGTCGTTCCGTCACCCACGATGTCGATTGTTCCATCCATCGCAGGCCCAACGGCGCCACCACTGTTTCCAGCGAGAGTTTCGATTGTTCCAACCCCAGGAGTCAAAAGGATCCAATTCGCTTGGACTGCTCCGTTAGATGAAATGAAGCTTAAGAGAAAATATTCGTCGTTATTATTCTCTATATCAATCCAACGTTGCCCCACTTGAAGACCATTGTTGATCCCATCATTTCCAGTAGGAGGCCGATCCTTTATCATTGTGATAAATGGATTTGTACTCGTGCGTCCTATGGTCGTATCAACGAATTGTCCGATTGGGGCTGTCATAGTTACTCTTCAATTATTGGTGTTACTTCAGCAACAGGAGCTATTACAGGAGCAACTGGTGCAGATGGATCAACGAATGGTTTGGCAACGCTCTGTATCTCTGTGATTAAGCTTGAGACTTCAGAAAATGCTTTTGAGGCTAGGTATGATAGGATTTTGTTAACAGTGTCTGTAGGTAGGATGTGTTTCATTTTGACTCCAATGTTGCTATTCTTTTATTCAGTTTCTGGATTTCATTCAAGAGTAATGCAGGCAATTCATGATATTTAACGCTGTCTGCCTGCCCTTTGTTCATTACTGCCAGTCGAGGGTCTACAGACATGACTTCTTCGGCTATCAATCCAGTTTGAATGGTCTTAGATGCATCTTTGATATAATTGAATGTTACTGGGCGAAGTTTGTAAATTATTTCGCTAGCATTTCCCATATCCTGGACGTTTTCTTTAAAGCGAATCGATGATGGAACTGTTCCCAAATTTCCCGTGTTATCAATAAGAACAGCAGTAGATGAACCAGCATCAGATGTGGTAACTCCAAAAATCCCACCAATGAAACATGTTGTCGCTGGGGATATACTTGTAGAATCCGCTATCCTGATTACATTCGATTCATTCGCGATGCCACTGACTCTATAACCTAGTAGCACATTACTTGTCTCAGTCCCTACATAAGCACCGCCTGTGGCAGAACCTATAATAGTATTTTTGTCTCCCCCTCCACCGACATTGTCTCCGATCCATACCCCATTGGAAGCAGAAGAAGCAGAAGTACTTATATTAGAGCCAATAAAAGTATTAAAACTACTATTGTCTAATAATGCTGCAACTGTCGATCCAAAAATAGTATTATTCTGTCCGTCAGCAATTAAATTCGCATTTCCCGAATTTAAACCAACAATAGTGTTAACATTAAAATCTGAAACATTTAAAGTAGACGTAGTACCCGAATTAACAAAACTGACTGTAGCACCACAGTTGTTTCCTGCTAAGTTTGCGAATATTGTGACAGTTGATCCGGTTATAGAACCTGTATCACCATCAATTGTGGTAATCCCACCACCTCCGCCAGACCCAAAGCCAAGTTGACCATTCGCCGAGTCTACGAATACTGCTAATGGAGATGTGAATCCTGAAGAATCTACATTATTTATGCCTCCTATAAAGCAAGATGTGGCTGGAGATATTGCCGTAGTATCTGCAATTCTGATAACGTTGCTCTCAGCACCAGTTCCACCTGCATTTATTAAGGTGTTGTTAGATTCTGACCCACCATAATTGATCCCGCTCGAAAATCCTATCGCAACATTTCCAGTTCCTGTAGCTGTTGCAAGTGTAGCAGATCCAACGGCGGTATTATTGCTTCCGGTAATATTTGCCTGCATAGAAATATGTCCAATAGCTGTATTGTCGCCACCACCATTGGTCAAATTTAGCGTGTTATAACCTACGCAAGTATTATTAGAGTCCGATAGGGATCCGTTCAAAGCCGTATACCCAATCGCTGTGTTGTTCCCTCCAGAGGTCAATGCAATCCCTGACGAGGTTCCTAACGCTGTGTTACCGATCCCGCTTATAGTGGCATTCCCAGATCCTCCACCGATCATTGTGTTCCCATTAAGATCGGTCGTTTGAAGGTCGATTTCTGTAGCGCTTGAAGCGATAAACTTTACAGATGAACCTGCATTTGCTGAACCTGTATTTCCATATAATTGAAGGGTTCCTCCAGTAACTGAACCTCCATCATCTACATTGAAGGTTTCAACGCCGCCACCACCAGTATTGGTAATAGTAATCGTATTTCCAGCACCACTAGTCGTTATTCCTGTTCCACCGAGGACATTTAGTATATTTACTGCTGGGACTGCAGTTCCCGCATTGGTAATATATGCTGTTGCCACATCTCCAGGCGTTACCGCAACTGTATTTAATCGACCTGCCTGTGACATATGTTCCTCGTATAGTTTTTATTTTAGAATATAGGTTAATCTTTAAATCTTCTAGTTGAACCACTCAATAATGATTACCTGTCCCGAACCACCTTGGCCGCCGATGCCCGACACAGTAGCACCTAAGCTTCCACCACCACCGCCTCCTCCTCCACCACCTTGGCCTCCTTGACCCCCAGTTCCAGCAGATCCACCAGTTTTCTGACCACCACCGCCTCCACCACCAGAACCTCCAAAGAAATAACCGTTCTGCTGAACTCCAGGATTCCCTTGGCCTCCAGTAATAATGGTCGTTTCTAATCCAGCAGTACCGCCAGCGATAACAATGTTTCCACCGGAATCCTCTAATATACTTCCAACTCCACCTGCTCTAGCTGTAGCGCTATTCGCCCCCCCACCTCCTGCACCACCTCCAGGAAGAACGGCGAATGAAGCAATAGTTCCTGTTATAACAGCTAAGACCGTGTTTCCGTTTGTACCGGCGGCGAGATTTCCCGATGTACCTAAGGTTCCAGCTAGGGCGCCCGAGGGAGCATTTCCCCATGTATAAGCTAGGGCTGTGACTGATGCAGCAGAGTTTCCAGAGGCGCCAGAGGTTAATCCAGCAGTACCAGCGGTTCCGACTGCCCCGTAAATTCCTCCAAATGAGGACTTGGTTCCAGGATTACCAACATTTCCAGTAGTAGCAGAAACAGCTAAACCACCTGCTCCTCCAGAACCAATTATAACAAGTTCTGTCGCTTTGAATGCTGATGCAGGGACTCGATGTGCAATTAATACTGGACTTCCGCCACCACCGCCTCCGCCACCAGCTGCCGCAGTTAAACCTTGGGCTCCTGATCCTCCACCACCACCACCGCTAATAATAATCGCTGTTACGTAGACAGTGAGTGGATTCTTAGTCCAGGTAGCGCCCGCATTGTAAATTGTAGTTAAGCTTTGATTTGCCACTGGGATAGCCTGCCATGTTGGTAATGCTGATGAAGAAACGTAAGTAAGGACTTGTCCCGCTGATCCTGTAGCGATGCTTTGAAGTGCACCTGTTGATGTAGTGCCTCCAACAATAGGCATATACGGAGTAAAAGATCCTACTGATGTCCCTCCATTTGCTACGACTAGAGTTCCTCCTAAAGTTTCAGTAGATCCGGAACCTGCAAATGTTAATCCTGTTGTTGATCCTGTAAAAGTAAAAGCATTCCCCGTTAATGCTCCTCCAGAATTTCCAGTGATAGAAATAGAGGATGCGGCAGGAGCTCCCCATGTAGGATCAGCCCCAGTATTTCCTTGTAGAACCGTGCCTGTAGCTCCCACAGAAGTAGTTACAATCGAACTTGAGCCTGCACCTATAAGAACGCCGTGCGCAGTGAACGTAGCCGGAGTATAGGGACCGATTAGAGAGATGACAGGAGTAGTGGTTCCAGTAGCTACAGCGACTTGATTTGCTGTACCTGACACGGATGTTACAGTTCCTGAAGTAGCTGGACTGATCCAAGAAGGTGGTGAACCTGTAGTAGCTGTTAGGACTTGTCCCGTTGATCCATTCGCTAGGATTGACGGTATTCCAGACGTGTTTGTGATTAACAGACCATTGACAGCAGTCGCAAGCCCAGATACTACATTAGCAGAGCTAGAGAAGAGAATTTGATTAACTGTCGTTGTAGATGGGTAGGTTGCTGTAGAATAAGTAGGATCAGCGCCAGTATTACCCTGAAGAACGGTTCCAGTAGCCCCAACACCTGTTGTTACAATAGAACTCGTCCCCTCACCTATTAGGACTCCATGCGCTGTATATGTTGCAGGAGTATAGGGTCCAATAAGGGAAATAACAGGAGTAGTGGTTGGATTAGCTACGGCAACTTGGTTCGCAGTTCCCGTAACTGAGGTTACGGTTCCTCCTCCTCCAGTGGATGAGATGGTGACAGTACTTCCAGACCCAGTTGTAGTAATTCCCGAACCACCGAGGATGTTTATTACTGCATCATCAGTGGTTGCCGTTCCAGAATTGGTTACAAATTCAATCGATGAAACAACTGGTGTGGTACTTCCGCTTCTTAATCCTGCCTGTGAAATAACCCACCTACCTGATTACATCTTATCGAATTCGTTTTTCTTCATCAGAATCGATAGATTCTCTAGTTTTTTCTCAATAATCTTGAGTTGTTGATCATGGTTATTTGTTTTTAGAACAGCGTTAGAGCCATCGAGAGAGGTCAGGCTAAGCTTGTGCATGATCTCTTTACGTACCGATTCCATGGAAGAAGGAGAACCAATCATCTCCACTTTCGTAGCATTCATATAGGAGACTACTTGGTCCTTAACGTTCTCAATAGCCGCATCGGATGAGCTCTTAATCGACTTCAGGGAGAAATCAGTATTTTTCACATGCTGGGCTAGAGCATCATTGGTCTGCCCTAATTTCCCATTCACAGAGGATAGAGAGTCTTTCAACTCACTATTCTGTTGTGATAAATCGTTATGTAATTTACCTAGATCTTGTATCTTATTAGAGTTAATTTCCAAATGAGAATACACTTTGTTCAAAGCATTAGAAATGTTTCTGTCCAATTCATGGATATCAGAAGAAACAACATAGGATTGACTGTTTTGGGTATGCTTAGCGTCAACTACACCAATTGCTTGGTACAAGTTATTCGATAGCGCAGCAGTTTGATTCTTCGCTTCCTGAATAGAAGGAACAACCGTACTCAATTGCTGCGCTACTGAAGTTAACGAAGACTGCAAAGATGCAGCATTTTTAACCGCAAAGTTGTGAGATGCTTGTACGTAGTCGGAAAGAGACGCTGTTGATTCTTTAGCTGCTTGTTGATCGGACAGAACTCCAGACAAAGTAGATTTTACATTACTAAACTCTACCAAGATCTTATCGTAATATTGTATCCGATCGAGGATGACCGTGAACTTTCGGTCCAGTTCATCCATGCGCTCTTCAGGAGTCAAAGCTTTAACAGGCCCAAACTTTCCAGGAGTTTTCATTAATTACCCCAAACATTCAATATACACAGCACCTTTAGTAGGCGCCGTACTTTGTCTCACGTAAAATTGTGTGTACGTTTGGAAACAAAGTGATGGGCTATTCCCATTTCGGTTAGTCGTTACATCGAACAACTTAAACGAATTTGATGGGATAAATAGATTGTCATTCACGCCATCATTGGAAAAGAACATGTCCCCATCAGTGTTGTTCGTGAAGCAAATCAGTCTAACAGGGAATACGAAAGGTATGCCAACTGCGACATACGCTCCTGATATTCCCCCGAAGGCTTCAGACCTAAGGAGGTCTAACTTAATTACTGTTGAAACAGACATTTAAACCTCTTAGTTTACAATCATGTATGAAACTACAGATACATCTGTAGTAGCCAACGATGTTGCTGTTGCAGTTAAAGCCGCATTAATAACGAATGAAGTTCCAGCAGTTATGGTTCCAACAGAAAGCATACCTAATGCCGCAGCTCCAGTAGCACCAACACTTTGTCTTGATAAGTAGATCAATGAACTTGCAGTGACTCCGGTTGTAGCAACTGTTGCGGTTCCTCCGACCAGTGTTACTGATCCAAAAGTATTTGCTCCAGCAGCTGTAGTGGTTCCTACACTTGTGCTTAGGATCTTATTCCCAGCAGTACCAAGAACTAGATTACCATTTGTTGCAGTAATCGCACCGAGTGAAGCAGTAAGTGATGTAGAAGCTGTTAATGCTCCTGTGACAGCCACCGCGCCAGTCATTGCAATTCCAGCAGAACCAGAGAGTAGAGTTAGAGATGCTGCACCAGTTACTGTTCCGATAGTAATGACATTACCAATCGCTCCAGTACCGACGTTAATTGTCTTGATCCCAGTTCCGCCAGTTCCAATTGCTATAGTCTGAGCGCCAGTTCCTGGAGCAATTGATACTGTTCCGGTTTGGAGACCTGTTCCACCAATAGTAATTGTACCTGTAGTCATTGCAGCACCAGCATTGATAGCTCCAGCTACCTGAACGTTGGCTAGATTTAGTGTTGTAGCACCAGATCCATTGGCAATATCTAATATGTTAGTGCCAGAAGAACTTCCTAATATCATAGTTCCAGTTTGAGCAGTTCCACCGACAGTAATAGTTCCAGTGGTCAAGCCTGCACCTACGTGGACAGAACCAGCAGTCTGAACATTCGCTAGATTCAGAGTAGTAGCTCCAGAACCGCCGGCGATATTGACAATGTTTGTTCCTGATGAACTTCCTAGCGTTAGGGTCCCAGTCTGAGCTGTTCCGCCAATTGTGATCGTTCCTGTAGTAGTCGATGCCCCAACTGTATATGTAGAACCAGCAACACCATCTAGGAGGAAGTTTCCTGTTCCAACTAATTCAGTTAGGCCAGAAGCTCCGGTGACAGACCCGATGGTTGTTAGAGCTGCGCCTGTTGCGTTTATGTTCGCTGTACCAACTTGTGTTAGTGCGGCTAGAGATGTTAGGCCAGTTACGCCAAGTGTTCCAGTGACGGCTACGTTTCCTGTTAGGGTTGAAGCGCCATCTACAAGCAATGTAGTTGCAACTTCCAGAGAACCCGGCGTTAAGATCGCAGCAGGGAGAGTTAGTGTAATCGTACTTCCAGAACCTGCAGTTGTGATTTCACCGGCAGTTCCTAGAATGTTTATGTTTCCTACTGAAGGGGCGATTGCTCCACCGCTATCAGCAGTCAAAGTATCTAGAGTTCCAGCAGCAGCACCTGAAATTGTCCAGACTGCAGTAACAAGACCATTGCTTGAGGCAAGAGAAGTTAGGATGTAAGATGTGTTCGCTACAGTGTCGATCCAAAGTTGACCTGGTTTGAATGGACCGTTAGGACCCATTACACTAGATGCTGAAGGAGCAACAATGGTAACAACGGGAACAAGTCCTGCTCGGCCGGTTGAGGCTCCAGCTGAAAGTACTCCATCAAATCGGTTTGAGGTTGGGATCGTCATATAAAACTCCTGCTAGGTAAAGATAAATTTACTTTACACCGGGATATTGTAAAAGGAATATTTGATTAACCCATGGGTTGGCCCCATATATAAGGGGTTACAACTCAAAAAATGATTCGGACTGACGCTTAATTCTGGGAATTGGGATAATGTGTTAAGAAAGGATAAATATGAGGAATAGGAAATGATAGGTGTCGTACTTTCAATATGTGTAGTATTTCATGTATTCGATCTTTACCTAGATCAATGATCTACTTTTTTCAAAGCTGAAGTCGCTTCAACATAAGCTGGGAAATCCTTTTTTGCCAATGCATTTAGCGCATCATCATAGACTTTTCTGGTCGATGGTTTTGTTAACCAAGATCCATACAATCGCCTAGCTATTTTGCTTCCTTTATACAATACGGATGCTGCCCCAGTCGCGTGACCAACCCCAGGAATGAGATAACTAATCGGGTAAGCTGCTTCGTAATAAGCAACTTCTCGAGAGCTCATTTTCTTAATTGAATCGATAGCCGTTTTCAAATCTTTACTTATTTGAATTACTTCTTTTGCACCTTCTTGTCCCATGCTCAGAGCTAATTTTTTTTGTCTTTTTGGGTCTAGAGCCAATTTACGTAAAACAGATGTGTCGATTTTACTTCCTAGAACCGGTTCAAGTTTTGCCAGCGTTTCTTGGCCTTTTTTAAATTCGCTGAATCTTTTATTTAATCCCTGAAATTGCTTAACCCAATATGAATCCTCAGGTAAATATTTGACGATTGATTCTTCTATTTTCCTATTAGTGTCTAGCAGAAAATCGACATATTCTTTTTGCGTCCCATTAGTGCGAGAAGTTTCAAAAATTTTTCCTATTTTCTTGTTATTAGATCTAACTATTTTAACAAGATTACTTAGATCTGATATAGGTTTTTTCGCCCATCCTTTTACTTCTGCAAGGATACTTTTTGCTTCTGGATGTGGATTTGGTAAATTCCGATATTTCCTTTTGGATTCTCTTAAAAATAAATTTAATGGCTTCGTATCGATATGAAGATTGTGTTTCTCAGCCAAATGATTTAATTCGCCAAATTCGGACTCAAATTTCTTTCCAAAATTAAACCCTGCTTCAATTTCTTTTGTAATTGGTACATGCTTTTCAACTGACTTTCGAGTTAGATTGGCAGCTTCTTTTTCCAAAGAGGAGATCGTTTTCGCTTGCATTTGAGGGGTAATAATTGCTTTATCCGCGAATTTAGCTTCTACGGCCCTAGGTTTAGTCAATCCACTCTCAAATGTATACGCAACGTTCTTAAAAGCTCTTGGAGCAGCTCTTTCTGCTTGCTGAGAGATCTTATTTAGTAATTCTTTAGCCCCTTTAGCCAATGGCTTAATCGCTGCAGATGGTGGAATCCATGCAGCAGCTTTCTCAAACTTCGACAATCTTTCTTGATCTTCTGGTGAAACATTTTGTTGAACAAATTCAGAAGCTTTGTCTAGTAATTGTGAGGTAAATGCGGGGGTAGTATTTTCATCTACTAATCCAGAGCCGCGAAGTAAACTTTCAGCCAATTCGATAGGAGCATTTAATCCACGTCCTACCCCTATTCCAACAGAAGCGGCAGACCTATATGGGTGTTCACCAACCACCCTCTGTTGCTCTTTAGCTTCTTTTTTCCATTTATTAATGTTCTCCATATCGAAAAATTCATTCAGTGGCTTTTTATTAGAGCCCTCTTTTGACCAATTCTGAAATTTACTTGGCTCAGATTCTTCAAACTTACCCCAATCGAATTTACTTTCTTTAGAAGGAACTTCCTCAAATTTATCCCAATCGAATTTTGAGCTCATTTTACCACTTTCCCACCAGCTTGGATTGCTGAATTGATTTGATCTTTAGGAACATTCACAATTTTCCCTTGGGGCGATAAGACTCTAACCATTTGAGAGCTACCGGTGCTTTGTTGCCTTCTCTTTGTCGTTCTAGCTCGTTCATTTGGATTAAATGATTCAATATCCCCAATATCTACACCTATGATCTTACCAATTTGCTCTAGTTTACCTTGTATTTCAGCTTCGCGATCGGAAGATTTAGGAAGCAAATCCTGAGTAATATATTTAAATTGGGTATCGGTAATTTTTCCTGTATTTACAAGTTCTCTAATAGAAGATTCCAATCCACCCATTGATGTGTTAAATGCGGCTGTATCGTGAGCAACTTTATTATTTCCTAGGAAAGCAGAAACACCTGAACCACCTCCAAGATTTCTTCCTTTTAATAAATTAGCAGCTTCATTGAATGAATTTTGAGCGAGTAACTGAGATTTTTTCTTTTTATCATCTTCTATTTTTTTCTTCTCAAATTTTTCCACGAACTTTTCAGCTGCGCTCATACCATTATTCAAGCCCCCGGAAAAACTGTTCGTAAAATTTCTAACAAGATTTGAACCGAAACTCGGATTTTCTGATAATAATTGAACCATTTTATACCTACCCACCAAATATATGTTTTCCTAGACCAAAACCACTCGCTGTACCTGCGACTTGACCGCCTATTCCGCCAATCCCTTCTCCTAAAGTCTCCCACCATTTCTTTTTCTGAGGTACTAGAATAGACTCATGAGTAGGATTAGACATAAGATCACTATGGATTCCCAATAATTGACGCCATGCGTTCTGTTGCAACCCAAGACGTTGCCCTTGTAACCGTTCGGCTAGATCTAATCCAGCCGCATTTTGAGCATTCTGGTGCCCTGATGAGCGTCTAGCTCCTGAACCCATTCCACTAAATCTACTAGCTATCGCGCCTTGATCTTGTTGGAATTGTCTACGAGCTGGAGCTTCCAATGCTGTAAACTGAGCTTCTCCGCCATTAGCTAGATCTGATAGTCCTTGAAGCGAACTTCCAATTCCACCTTGCGATCCCTTATAGAGCTGTTGCCATATGTCTTGACCTTGTTGACCCATGCGCGGAACGTTTAGTTGTTGATACCCGCTTCCTTTTAATCCACTACCACCGGCCATGCTGCTCATTGTAACCTCGTTTTCTCTAGAGTACCACTATCAATAAATTTTTGGGATTAAAGAAATGTTTCAGTCTTACGCAGTGATTCCTAATATGCTAAAGTAAAATTTACTAAAGGAATCTCCATGGAAATCGATAAAAATCTTAGAAAAGCTGTAGTTTCTTCATTATCAAGTGAGATAAGAGAATGGTTAAAGGAGGAATACCCTGACATCGGAAGTAAATTATTCGAAAAAGCTGAAGAACTCAAGAACGAGAAATTGAGACTCCAACGAATGGTTAAAGAATTTGAGGAAACGATTAATAAATTAATGATGTCTAATCTTCAGATCGTGCGTAAGGAAGTGAATGACTTCATCTCTAAAGATCATCCAGGCGCATTTTCGGACTTGAACACATTAAAATGCGATATTCAAGGAATGGTGAAAAAATTTAACGAACGTGAGCCGGCGATAGAGAAAAAGTTAAAGAAAGTTTTTGAGAGTGACTCTCTTTGCGAAGATGTTTATCGCATGAAGGACGATGTTAAGGAAGTCAAAAAAGAATTGGAATTATTAACTAGAAAACTGAAGAACTTATTTAAATGATAAGGAGATATGACTCCAAGTTCTTTCATTTTTTATATGACCGATTGTTGTTGTTCCTACGGAAAATTTCTTTGCGACTGAGATTATGCTATGTTTATCGTGTAGCATTTTTTTTATTTCCCTTACTTTGGTATCGGTAAGTTTTGAACGTGGGCTTTTTTCTCCTTTCAATCCCTTTTTTCTCCCCTTATTCACGCAATCTTTCATGTTATCAAGTTTTGTTCCTAAAAAAAGATGCTCGATATTCACACAAGCGGGATTATCACATTTGTGGCAAATAATTAAATCCCCAGGAATATTCCCGTTATTCCATTGCCATATCAATCTTGTACATCCGATTGTTTTTCCTTTATAATTTATGCGACCATAGTTAAGTCTTTTGACCCCAACCCAATTGAGGCATTGATTTTCTCCCTTTATCACCTGTGACCAGAATTTTTTCCTGAAATTATTTTCATATGATTGATTATCAAAATCAATTAAACATCCACAAGATTTATACCTTCCTATACTTAAATCATATCCACTAATTAGTCTTTTATTTCCGCATTCGCAAACACATTCATACCTATTATTTTCAAATTTTTCCACTGTAAAATTATTTACTATTTTTCCTTCAAAGAAATGCTTTCTTACCATACCGTCTCCATAAACCAACGTATGCATTACTTTATAGGTTTTTTTGGAATGTGTCTATGTAAAAGAAATCCATTCTATGACGATGATCCCATTTACGATAGCCGGGGAACCAGCTCCAGCTAAAACAACGATATTAGTGGGGGAAATATAAAAAGAAACCTGTCCTGCTATAGCCACATTGCTTCCATAAATGGCACCATAATAATTGGTACCGTCCGTAAAAGAACCGTATGCTGTAGAAAATTGCGAAATACTAGATAAATTTATTCCATGAGGAATGTTTCCAGCCGCAGTAAAAGAGAACAACTGTTGAAGACCTTGTTGTCTTTGATTTGTTAGAAAAAAAGACTTTCCATTCACAATTGGTTTGTTTACGGGAAATATACCTATAACTCTACTGTTTACTGAGTTGGCAATGTCTACATAAGCTCTATCAACTTCCACAGCAATTGCATTAATTTCCTGAGGAAAAGACCTTGTTGTTCTTAGGAACGGTGCTTGGTTAAGGATGTTTGTGCTCATATTATGCCAAGTTCATGCTAGGTGAAACATCAAGGATAAATCCATGGAGTTCTATCTCCACGAATTGATTATTCATTCCGGTATCTCTCATCTGAGCGTCGGACATTGTAAACCCTAACTGAATTGTGTCTCCGAGAAGAGAAGTATTTATCCTATGCCATATCTGTGCTTGAGACGAAGCTGTAAGCATCTGAAGGTTAATATTAGCCGGAGTTAATCCAAGATTTGTGCTCTCTGGGCAAGTGAATAGTATGGTGCTATAGACAAGTGAGTTATTCACAGGCGCAGGCAGTTCTGTAGGAACGATTGATCCTGCATTATATGGAGCAGATGCATCTTGGCTTAGGAATATCAGAAGAGTGATCTGTCCTTTATTCGTTGTGCTCAAGAGATACATCTGAGGTCCGAGACGTGTCTTCCTAGCCATATCCCACGAGACCGGGAACTGTTTAGTTTGGATTAGGGGCACATACATTCGGGTAATAGTTCCAAGGCCAAGGTAAGTGCCACCAGCGATTCCTGGATTGAGAATAAATGTATCATTTGTAGGATTCTGAACAGAAAATATCTTCCCATTTACTTGATTTACAGGTGAGGCAATAGTCCCCAATGCTCCATTGATAATGATATAATCATTTTCATTTAGACCATGATTCGGAGATGTGACCACGTTACCGACTATATTCTGGATAGCTAAAGAGTTTCCCTCTGCAGTTCCAACAGCTCTAATCATCACGAAACCTTGTTGGTTTCCCCCAATGACTTCAGGCTGCGCAAGTGTAGTAATACTTGAGTTCCAAGGATCATTCCAAGACTCCCAGGTCAATTCGACATCTAGAGTTGCCCAAGTAAGACCTGTTTTCTTCTTAAATGTTCCATAGGTCGTATAGGATTCGTTGAATATAGCCCAAGATTCATCCCTATAATTGTATTGTAGTGTCTGACTTGGGAAGTTGTAGGGAGAGGCATTTGTATCGTAAGTGAAATATATCCACTCATTGACGAAATCCCGTTGAGAACACACTCTTTGAGACCCATTATTGGTTAAATCAAACTCAAAGACTTGATCAGGGATTTGAGGGTCAAATCTCGCCGCTTGGTTCTGAGCTGTAATAACAAAGCCTCTAGTTCCGACAGTTAGGACGCCCCGATCTAGATTGACAGTAGAGAAAGTGCTTTCTGATCCCAACTCAGAGTTGATCGTAAAGAAGTTGAACGGAACGATGTCATTTCCTGTATAAATGAAGCGAACTTGCTGAGTTGCAAAGCCAAGAATTAATACGTCCTCATTGCTAGAGACTGTATTTATGGGCTGAGAAACGCCAGCTTGAATATAACCACCAAATCCAGTCTGGTCTTCCCAATACGCGCTATAAGTAGCTGTCTGAAAAGTGGGGACAAGAATCGCTTGAGTTGGAATCCCTGCGACTGGAACAGAAGTAGCATATGGGAATGAGCAGGTGTAATATGGAGTACCATTCTGCGAGTAAATTACCGTGTCAGGGAGATAAACTTGGCTTCCTGGAGATGATGTTTGAATGACTGGACCAACTAACAAAAGCCTGTCCTTGAATGGAACAATCATACGTGCGCCAACTAGATAATATTCAGCTGCTGGAAGGTCGGAGATAGAATATTCCAATTGTGAGAGAGGTGGTGCAAAATTAACCCATCCGTCACCTGTAGCAAATGCGGGAATAGATGGATTACCTGTAGTAGGATCGCCGTCGTACCAGCGAAGAGAGTCTTTAGTTACATCCGAACGGTTCGTAAGATATTGAGCAATACCACCTGTCCCGTCCGTGGCTATTGTAGCACTCGGGAATTCAACTACTACAGTGTTCGCATCAGTAACAGCAATAACATACCCAGTCTGAAAGTTTATCCCTGTAGTGGTAACCACTTCGTTTATGAATACAAAATCTCCTACCACCAGACCATGAGCAGAAATAGTCAATGTAGCTTTTGCAGGAGCACCTGCCGATGTAACAGCTACTGCACTAATAGCTTTGTATTGCATGCCAACATTTGAAGCATCGAAAGGAATATCAATCCCATTGGTTGTCCATAGCGCTCTTTGATAGTTAGTAGTCCAAAACTGTTGGTAGTCTTGACCATTCCATGATGTAGGAGTCCAGGCTGTTTTCTGAACGTAATTTACATATGTTCCTGTTGCCACATTTTTATAGAAACTAACATCGTAAATTGGATAAGGATCACTTGTACTAATGTTATAGGAATACCGTGTATCAAAAGCAATACATCCGGGGAAGTCAGTAGGATCTAATATAAGTTCCTCTAATCCCATAACAGGAAGGGTAGGGTAATAATTAAAATGTACAGTAGCTGTTCCACTTGCTTGAGCTGGAATATGAATAGCTCCTGAGGCATAATTTATAGTATTTACTCCTAATGTCCCTGTAGGAGTCAAATATCCATCTTTAGTGGGATCAGTATATGTTACAGGTCCAACAGAAGCAGTTATGCTCACTGATCCAGGAACTATATTCCCGCTGGAGTCTAATGAAAAACTAATTGGTGTGGCATTTGTGTAGGGGCCAAAAAGATTAGAATTTCCACCCCCATCAAAAGTAATCTTAAATGATGGATTTACCGTTGTTCCAGTAAAGGCAGAAGATGTGGAGTCAAAATATCTTTTAAGTCGTCCAAGTTGAGATGTTCCACGCTTTCTCTTAACCCTTCCACGCCATTGATAGGCATTGATCAATGTAGGAAATGAGTCATTGTCGATGACAAAAGGAGTACGATCAGTTCGCAAACCTTTATTTATTGGACCGACAACTATTTTTTCACCCATTTTTTTCCTAGAGTTGTAATACTGCAAAAGACACAGTTCCTGCAGATGTATTACCTAACGCAAATTGGGTGCTACTCGTTATTGAATAAACATCATTTACTCCTGTAGATGATGAAACAAGTACTGCATAATTTGTTCCTGTAACCACACCAGAAGGCATTGTGATTGTTATCGTGCGCCCTACCACAGAACCTGTACAGTTAAATCCATTCAATACAGACGCAGTAGTCGCATCCAATATCCCAAATGCTTTTATAGAACTTAGTAACAGAGTGGCAGAGCTATTCTTGAGGAAAAATTCAGCTGCTCCCGTATTTGCTGTTCCGGCTGTAGTGTAAGCGACAGATGCAAGGGAAGCAGGGGCAGATTGCGTGGTTACAGAAGGGAAATTTAGTTGAAGATGCTGTCCCCCATTTGTCGTATTAAAACTAATATGATCTACTTGCAAGAGAGAATCTATCGCATTGGTGTTGATCTTCATGTTCGGTTGGTCAACAGAAGGATTGTTCGTAGCTAAAGGAATGTTTAAATTGTATGTTATGCCTGGCATTAGCAACCTCCTTGACCTGAATTATTGAATCCTACATTTCCTTGACCTTCACCATTTGAGAAGATTGTTGCAGTTCGCGTCGCAGTGATAATCCGCTGACTTCGTTTCCAAACTAATCGTTCCTGCTCGATAAACAAAGGTTCGTACGCCGCGAACTGTTCCCAATCTCCTGTATCACTCAGGATTTTTCTAGCAGCTCCACGCGCTATGTACTCAGCCATATATGCAAAAGGTACAGCCGTACTCGATGATAGCATAGCAGCAGGAGTAAGATACGCGTCGAGCTCAATGAGGTATTGAGTATTAGGAGGGGGGCGAATAGATAAGGTGTTATTATAGAATAGAACTTGGCGAGGGAGACCCGGTTGGTAGAATGCACACTGAGCATTGATAGGGCTACCCGCGAGAGGTACCGCCGTGGATGGGAATGTGACATTTACTACACCGGTATTATAGTTAATGGTGTTTTCGGTCGTGCTATAAGTTCCGCCTGGTTGAGTTCCCAATGCTAAATCTCCATTTGGAGCATTTCCTGGAATCATCAGTAATCCATAAAGGTCTCCATCAGTAGAATCGTGAGCAACCCCTCTGTCCAGAAACTGACCACTATCTGCGACAACAGTGTTCGAACCATTAGCGTTCGTATAGGTTATATATACACCTGATTTTACGGAAGTAGATGGAATAGTTGCTTGCGTTCCTGAACTATTTGGGACAGGTTGGTTAAGGAAAATATTAGTAAAGATTGGATCTTCAGTACTTCCAGTAGCGATAATCCCTGTCATGTCGATATGCCCTGGAATTATTCCTGTGACTATCGAACCTGTAGGGCCAGGACTTGTAACTGGAACTTGAGCAAATGATGGAAGAGCAAAAGTAAATGTAGTGGTAGTTCCGTCACCGACAGCGATTTGATCATTCCACTCTAGGAAATTAGGATAAGTCCTGAAGAACAGTTCGCGTTGAGTATAATATTGCATCTGCACGCCATTAGCATAGGCAGGTGCCATGAATCCTTGATAGACTGGGAAAGGTGAAATTATCTGTCCGCCGGGTTCATTTTGAGCAGAATAGAGAGGCATGTTATAATCACATATGCCAGGGATCGTTTCGAATTGGTACTTAGTTTTGAAGTCGAAAAGTTGCATTCTAGCATCTACATCGCTTATCCAAAAACGGTTGCAATAATCTATAATTAAGTCATCTGAAAGAGAAGTGTTAGATGGAGTTTTTACTATCCTTCTAATGTATGTAATTATATCAGATAACAAATTCATTTAATTACCGTCCTTGGCGATTTCCTAGAATGACAGGCTCTGCATAACCAAATGACATCAAAAGGTTTTGAATAATCCTCGTGGTGCCCATCAGGCTTACACTCCTTCTTGCATTCGCAACAATTCGCAGGTCTCACAATTTTCTCAGATTTAATCGCCCGATTTAATTGTACATGCGCTCTTCTTTTTTCTTTATTCTTTTGGTACCAATTTCTTTGATACTCATTTAAATCTTCTCTATGGTCCTTAGACCAAGCGAGATGCCTTAATCTATTTTTTTCAAATCTTTCCGGATCACTAAGTCTTTTTTGAGCTTCCTTAAGAGATATTTTATCCCTATTTTTCTCTTTATATTCTGCTCGTTTTAAGAGAACTTCTTCTCTATGCTCATAGTAATATTGTTTAGCTTTTTCGTTGAGAAGAGTTCTGTTCTTTTCTCGGTATTCTCTACAGCATTTTTCTTGTACTTCATTCATGATATGACTCCCTATTCGCTAGAAGGAATCATATCATCAAATTACCTAAAAGTCACTTTTCATGATAGTCGATCCTCTCGCAGGACGGGCATCCAATCTCTGAATTCGATTAGTAGCAACAAGTTGTCCCGTGAAAGTATGTCCCCCATCTTGGGAAACCGGACGATCTTCCATTGTTAACCTATTATAACCTTTTCTTGAAATTTGTTCGGCAAGATATCTTGGACCCCAAACCTTTTTGTTGGTCTGAACCTTCCAAAACTCAGCTGAAATTCCTGCAAATGGTTTAGTCCAAAGCTCTATCGTCTCGCCAATGATCTCTTTGTTCTCAGCAATAAATGGGACATATTCCTTCTTGAATTCATATTCGGTTCGGTATTTCTCATTGAATGATTCTTTTGAGTTGATGCTTCTATCAGGTTTGAGATAAATACCGTCCTGTTTGGCAATCTCACGGTTAGACATTTTCACTTGTGGTTCGCTTTCAGGTTTTTGTGCATTAACATCTACTTCATTTGTTAACGCTTTAACTGACGCATCGAATTGATCGACATTTACTATTGCTGCTTCTAAATCTTTGCTTAATCTAGCCATGTGCCCTCTATTGGAGATGTGTTTAAAAAACTTCCTGGTATGTAGGTAATATTTGAAACTCTACCATAGGCGTTAATTGCACCACTATTATAATCTCCTGTTCCACATATTTGTGGTTTAGTCGGTCCATATGCAGGAGATGAATTAAATGAATCGTATTGTGTTGAGTCTATTGCTAATAGTACTTGTGTTGGGCTTGGAATTGATATTACTAAGCCTGTCTGTTCGTTGAGCTGACGAGTCCCATATGTTTGGGGAATATGTAACCTAACAGTGTTTCCAATGACATAGTTGTGAGCTACAGCAGTTGTGACTGTGGTAGTCTGTCCAAGAGTTATTGCTGTAATAAAGAAGACACTAGGTCTATAAAATTGAGGAACAATCGGTGGGTTACGTTCTGGAGCCTGAGGGTTACTAAAAAGGAATGCTGCCATGATTACACCTATTTTTATAAGTCGACCAGGGGGCTTTTTAGACCCCCCATGAAAGACCACCGATCGTGAGGACCGATTTGTAATGGTTTAACTAGTCACCATTACCGTTATTTACTGGCAATTACATGTCTGTAAGGTAAGCTTCCCAATACAAGACATCAGCATTAGCACCAACTAGGTGAGAAGAAGCATCGCTTACGGCAGAACCGAGACCGATGATAAATCCTTGGCTAGTGTTGTTTACAAATGCTCCGTTAATCGCAGGACCATTGATAGTCGATACACCATTGACTAATGGAGATGGATACAATGGAGAACCAGCAGAAATAGCGAGTCCACCTGTGTTTACATCACCTACAGCCAACATTTGTGGGAACGACAAGCCAGGGACAGAAGCAACTGTTTGGTTCGTTGTAAATGCTGTGTATCCCGTTGAGTTAATGTTAACTACAACAGTTGTGCTATTAGTTACCGACACAACATATCCATAGATAGGAGATCCAGGAATTGCGACGTTTGGTAACGAATTGAGCTCAATAGTTCCCCAAGATTTAGGGATACGGAACGCAACTTCACTTCCTACAGAAAGGTTGTGAGGATCTGTTGTGACAACAGTAGTTGTAGTCCCTGTAGTGATTGCTTCAATGAATGAAACACCTGGAGCATAGAGGAAAGGATACAAGACCTTTTTCACAAATGCGCCAACAGGAGACCCACTTAATGCAGTGTAGTTACTTCCACCACCTGGCCATACGACAGAGAAATGGTCAGCATCACCAACAGCAGAAATCACAAATGGAATACCGCTAAGTTGTGGCATACCTGTTGTTGCAGTTTGGTACAAACCTTGGAACATAACGACATCGCCTACAGAATATCCGTGAGCAGTTACGTTAAATACGATCGGATTTGCAGCAGTAGCACCAATGATTTGTTGTTTTGCGCCATATTGGAGAGCAAGACCAGCGCTAAAAGTACTGAAACCATTAGAAGTGATTACTCCACCAGTCATAGCAGGTGTAGCATTAAACAAAGTTAATGCGGCAAAACCTTGACCCATTGCGATATCCCAGCTTGCATAAGGAACGCCATGATTTGCTGGAGTTGCCAATGCAGTATAGTTAGTCAATTTGATCAAGTTCGGTTGGAAAGGAAGATTAATAATCTTCGCAGCTCCAGTAGAGGTAAATGAACCTCGTGCTGATTTAGAATATTCGCTCATGATACTTCTCCTTAGTTACCTGCACGAGTGCAAAGTAGGTTTCGAATAGCTGTATCTTGAGTGATCGCCTGCGCCTGAGCAAACTTCACAGCAAGTGTCGCATTTTGCGCGAGCATTCCGGAATAGTACGGATCTCGGTAGATAAGATTCATAGAGAATCCATCTTGATTGATGTGCGTTACAGCTTGCTTACCAACAACAGTGTTGTAGTAAACATCGCGGCTATTAGCAGACACGCCACGTGCAACAGGAGCTTCCGAAGAAGTTAGGATACGAATGTTAAATACGTTTCCATATTCGCTTGGGAGAGCGCTTGTGTTCGCGGGATATTGCCATTGAGACAAGAATCCGCTACCAGTCAATGCATCAAAGTCAGGCTGTAACTCAGTAGAGCTAAGCATGAAATAAGATGAACGGACAGGGCCTGTACCGAAACGATCCATACCCTCAATACCAGACATAAACTTGTAAGCATTGTTTGTGTCTAGGGTTGCAGCAACGAGACTAAAGTCAGATACACCAAGATTAGTTGGGTTGTCGCCATTAGATCCACCAGCAGCATTAATTTCAGATGCAGCAGATAAGATGTAGTCTCTTAGGATCAAATCTTCCGCTTGACGCATAGCGACAGCAAGACGTTGAGAAACCCAAGCTAATACACCCTCTTGGTCTTGAAGGATAACTTGTTCGTTGATGATGCAACCAGTTCCAAAAAAGGCCATCTGGGCGTCGATTATGTCCCTCTGAGGGACCTGAGCGGCGGGGTCGATTCCACTATTACCTAATTGAATAGTAGGCGGTGTGAGAGCACGTGGACGCATAAAGCGGCATGTGGTCCCACCATTTGCGGGCATTGAAACCTTATCGCAAATTGTGATGTAGTTCATAGTTGGAGTAGGAACATAGAGCATTGCAGGCGCGAGCGATTGCAAGATCATTGGGCCTAAGCCAGATGTGGTGGTGATGGACATATTAACCTTTAGGCTAAAATGTTAATGGCAAGCTGCTCGGGGGACGAGATCCTATTACGTCCGTTTACAGACAAACCGATCGAGGGTGCGAGTTCCCCATACGCGATGCTAGATAACGGACTAGCGACCGAATGTTCATCGTATAAAATATTTGAATTAAAGAAAAGTCTGGTAATTGTTGAAATGGAAGAAATATGTCATGATGACACTATGTCTAAGAAAAAATATCCCGATGAAGTTAGGTTTACATTGAGATGCCCTAAGGCTCTTCTAGAGATTGTAAAACAAGAAGCTGGCGAACGTTTAGGAATTGTTTCCGTTAATCAGTGGATTATCGAGGCTATAAATTTTCGTATCCGCAATAGAGTGGTATATCCTGAGTAAAACTCGCTGTTATAAATGCTATTTTTGTGGTGTAACTTTCAAAGTCGATGAAAGCAATGAGAAGGCTCGAATCTATTTTCTCCGTGGGAATAGATGCCTATTTAAAACTTGTGAAGCATGTTTCCCTACATTAATTAAATTGATGAAAGTAAAAATTAAACTATTATAAAGGATAAAAAAATGAATTTATTTTCACAAAAAAGAACTGGAATTTACTGGGATGTAGACAGAAATAATCATCGAACAGTAACAAAATTTCATGTGATAGAAAGAAATCAATCGGACTTTGAGCCTAACCACATTCGCAACCTCACCTTTTCTGAGGGAAATATGTGTATGGGTTGGGGTGAATTAAGTGAACTAGATTTGACTCTTCAAATATGGAGAATATTTATGGATTATGATTTCCCAGATAAAGAATTTAAACGTGAATGCCTTCTGCAATGCGGACAAATTGAAGAATTAGTTGGTCTTAGAGAAACGCTCAGAGGAACATTCTATAATGATCTTTTTATGGACGAATTCATGGAAAGATTTTACGCTATACCTATATGAATGATGAATATAAATACTGCGACTGCCACATCTGTCACACAGAATGCTTGTACGATGACTACTACGATGCAGTCTACTGCCCAAAATGTAATGAATGGATGAATAAACCATGTGGCCATTCATACCCAGATTGCTGGTCCCATTGCGATACGAGACCAGCGAAGCCTATTAACCCCGTCGATTGTTTATTAGATCCTGCATTTTAGCGTAAGCATTCTTCTGTCCTGCTTGAGAGAAGTCACCTTGTCCTGCATAAGGAGGAGCATTTCCACCAGTTGGCTGATAGTATGGGGACTTACGATTCGCATCGATCTTCTGTTGAATATTTGGTTCAGCTACTGCGGGTCTATTGATTCCAAGAGCCTTGATGTTTTGATAAAGCAGCTTTTGGCGAGAGAAGTTATCAGGCATATCAAGCATTGGTTCAGCGATATCCGGGTGCTTCTCTGCGAACTTCTGAATCATTTCTGGGGAAAGAATCTGTTGAAAGTCAGGATTAGCCTTGAGAAAGGATGATTGACGTTCCTGTTCGATCATAGAACGGGCTATTGTCTCCGCTTTAGCATCTACTTTCTTCTCAAAGTTCTGCTCAAATGCTGCGAGTTTCTTATTAAGTTTCTTGTGGTCAACATATGGCTCGGAATCATCATCTGCATCATCGTCTTTGTAGGGTAGAGACGCTTTAAACTTTTGATGCTTTTCAGCTTCCAATTGAGCAACCTTTTCTTCCAAAGCAAGAGCACGCTTTTTCTCATCGCCAATTAGTCTACGCATTTCAGCGATGTTTGCAGATTCATTATTTGTTTTAACTTCGACTGGAGCAGTTGTATCAATAGTCATTGGGCCTTGAGTTGTTAAGATTTCCTTACCAACTGGTTATAACAAATATTTTACTACTACACAACTTGTTATTGAATTGCGTAAAACTAAGAAAATATTGCAAAATGCGGAGATGTCTCAATACCCTCCTTATGAAACATGTAATCTTGGTTATGCTCATATCTTGCCTGAGTTCATGAAAGGGAAAGAATGTACAAGTGAGCAATGCTGGTGTTGTAGTCCAAAGATTGGAAAGTGGATTAGTACAAAAAAATCTTGGCCTACAGAAGGGAAAAGAGTTTTGCTCGCTTTTCGCCGAAGAAAGAAAATTCATTATGGTGAACTTTTTAATGGTGAGTGGTATTCGTGTAGCTATAAGTTCCCATACGCATATGAAGGATGCCAGATTCCCACGCATTATATGCACTTACCGGAGCCTCCTAAATGAAAGATAACTTAGAGACAAAGTTAGAATTCATCACAAATGCTCTTATCGAAGCAAAAAAATGTCTCGAACAATTTGTTTGGATTGATGTAGATAAACAATTACCCAAAATCGATGAAACGGTCCTTACTTGGGATGGTTTTTACATTGGGTTAGAGCTATTTGCAGATGAAGTAAAAGATGGAAAATGGACGACATACGGCGTTTTTTATGAACGTGGTGAAGAAGTTATTAAATGGATGCCCCTCCCGGACCAACCTAGATGAAAATTGACCGATTAGAAACCCACGACCGCCTAGAACAATTCCAAAAGCAATCGCTAGATATCTCAGAATGCTGCAAAGATCTAATCGATAAGCGTCCATTTGGAAACACTCCATTTTACATTTTCGCTCACGCGCGTACTGATGAAGACGGAGTCACTAAGCGTTTAATATGGCAGCCTCGCCTAACCAAGCCGAAAGCGCAGACCAACTCTATGCTATTCAAGGGATATCCAGGCTCAGATACTGTTAAAGTCTACTGGATGATCCCTGATCGGCATATGTGGGAGCAGTATGGACAGGGGAAGATTGCAGAGTCTCAAGTCGTAGTCCAAAGTATTTATGATTTTGAGAATAATCGAGAATTCCTTGAGAAACCAGATGATGATGACTTGAGTGATGAGGCAATTGATGCGATCTATAAGTCATTGGGTCAACAGGCTAAGTTTGAGAAATCGGGATATACATTACTATGAAGATTGATCTAGAAAGCACAGTTACCATAAAAGTAATCCTCACAATGGGAGATCTAAACCTACTCAATGCAGGAGAAATGATTGTTCAAGTTACTGAAGGTCAGGCTGACGAGAAACCGATGTATATATGTGTAACCAAGGAAAAAATCAATGAATGAACCTTGTTTAATGTATAGAAAATGGGTAAGTAAAGAAGAAATGTTAGAAACATATCATATGAGGAAACCAATGAATGAATTTACTCTACTCGGGAACCGTATCTTAGTCCAAATCCAAGAAGAAGGGCCAAAGACCGTGAACGGAATTATAATGCCCTCTACCACCCCTGAGCGTTTCCCAACAGCGACAGTAGCTGTTGTATCACTTGATGTCCCTTTAGTCAATGAAGGAGATGAGATCCTTGTTGATAGACATAGCGGGATGAAGATTACAATAAATGGGGAGCAATATCAGTTGATCAAATCTGAGGACGTGATTGCGGTATTCGGAGAAAAGTTGTGAACTCAAAGACAAATAAGAAACTAATGAGATACCCTGACTTTGAAGCGCTCCTAAGGCAAGTGAATCACATCATCGAAGAACATGAGTCTAAGCTAAAGTCTTCGGAGGTTTGCCAAGTTTCTTCTGAGACAAGTTCGCAGAACCAAGTAAAGGACCCTTCTGCTTCCCAATAGGCTGCTTAACTCCTACACCGTAGAAATCACCCATTGGTTTCTTTGTCTTTGAGACATGGGACTCGTATGGCTTTACCATTGATTTTGATTTAGCCACGGTCATCATCCATCATTGTTGAGTGCCTTCCCTGAGGAAGAACGGAAACAGTTTGCTTAGGATTCCCTTCATGACCAATCGGTTGGTTGATCCCAACGCCGTAATGAGTACCAGCATTCACAAAGTTGCTTGATCTTTGATCATATTGAGGACATCGATAATCCCAAGGAGATTTGACCCCGTCTTTGGGTTGATCTTTAGGCTTTTGGTCTTTAATCGTGTTCGTTTCTTTGAACTTGACATTGCTTTTCATATTTACTCCTTGAGTCGATTACATTTTGTAATCTACTGAAATTAGCGAAGGTTGGGATTTGCGCCCACTTCTCTGGGAACCAATGAGAAAAACCCAGCACATCAAACTATCAATGCTTCCATCGCGTAAAAAAGAGGGCTCAGCTACGTAACTGGCCCCAAGCCCGAGGGTGTTTTAACGTCTCCCTACGGCTATGACGACTCTTTGGAGAGAGAACTTTAGTTTCTATATCCGTCTTTCAAAGGATGAGCCATAACTTTGCCCTTAGCTTTTTCTTGTGCAGATTTGATCGCTTCGGTTGTATCCTCGTACGAATTTTCTGCCCCTGCGCCTTCTGCTGAGCTGAAAGATTTCAAATGAGTCTTTGAAGCCATCAAAGCTGTTGAAGTTCCCGCATATCCGCCTTTATCACTTATTTTCATTCCGCCTGCCATATACCCTCGAGGTTTAGCTTTTATTCTATTATACGATTAAAGAAATTCCTTACAAGCATTCTTCAAATAAATCCGGCTCTGCCATGGGGTCTTTATATGATTCAATTCGCTTTCGCGCGATCTCAGCGTATGACTTTTCCCTGTCGATTCCAACAGCCTCAATACCCAATTGCTTGGCAGCTAAGATTGTGGAACCTGAACCGCAGAAGGGGTCTAGAATTAGAGCGTTTTCTGGTGGGGAAATTAGGGTGATTAGATAGCGCATTAGGGCTAGAGGTTTTACTGTTGGATGCGAATTTTTAGCGATCTTTTTGAATCGATCCCTTTCTTTGCCGTCATCGTCTATTGGCATTGCTCCGCCACAACCAGTTTTGCATTCAATATCTGGCATTCCCTCTAGCCCTTCATTCCTTTCGCGACTCGAAGCTTTTGCGCAGTAAAAGAAACGGGATGCTCCGCCGGAACTTGCATTAAATGGATTTATATTTTTAGAAGCCCGTTTGCCGTAAACTTCATTAATCGATTCACCAGAAAGATAACCTATGCGCTGTCCGCTCTTCAAAATCCCACTCTGCTTATCCAACATATCCCCCGCCTCTTCATCGAAGATTATGTTTGCTGGCCAACGTCCTTTAGACGTTTCTCCTATCGCTTTACTTCCTCCGAAGCCACCTTCATAGATAGTTCCTATCCTCTTCCCATTCTCAGAAGATCTCAAAGGTCTAGAAACGCAATTAACTCTACATGCATCAATATTGAGAAGAGGAATAGGCCCCTTTTTACGGGCCAATATAATCGGTTCATAAGCGGGCTTTAAACATCCTTTTCCTTTAGGAAATCCAGACCCATATACCCACATAATACAATCACGGATCTCCCATCCAGCATCTTCAATCGCACAAGTAAGGCGATGGTAAGTTCTGGTTCCCCCCATTGCAAGTATGAATCCACCAGGTTTAGTAACCCTCAGGCATTCTTTCCAATATTCCTTCCCTGGAACTGCATGATCCCAGCCTTTCCCCATGAATGATAAGCCATATGGCGGATCTGTTACAACACTGGAGAAATGATTATCAGGGTAGGACTTCATTACTTCTAGGCAATCGCCGCAGATTATCGTCATCTATTTCTTTCCGCTAGCCTTAACTGGTTTTTTCGCATTATTGGCGAGAGATCCCCCAGGGAGCCCTATCTTAACTGTAGTCGATCCTTTTCCAGCACCACCAGTCACAGTAATATTTCCCTGAGTATATGCGTCCGTTGAGGTTTTTGTAGCTGTAGATGTCTTACTCGCAGTTGATGTCTTAGCAGATGTTTTTGCTGAATCGCCGCCTTTCTTCGTAGCTAACTTTTTCATGATTTTTTTCCTTTTCCTATAGTTCCGATTGATTAGGTTGAGCCTGTTGCATCCCCATCATCATTTGCTGTACAAATTCATTGCTCATCGAAGTTTGCTTAGCATCGACCTTCTCTCGATCTTCATTAACTTCTTGCTTATACTCATAAGTTTCAAGTTGAGATTCCTTAAGCTGCGTTTCAATCTCACCATATTTCTGAATGACTTCCATCATTTTCGAAAGGGCTTCCATTTTGTTCTTAAGCGCCATAGAGCGGTTATTCGTAATCTCCGATAGACGCTCCTCAAAGAGGCCAATGTCTGCTTCAGCCCGGCCGTGTCTCTCCCTAGCAGTCGCCAAATTCGCAGCCGATTTCGAATAGAGTTCTTTGATTTTAGCTTCCTCAAGTACATGTTGTACGTTCGTAGTGTGCTCTTGTACTGCTGCTTGTTGCTTCTCGGCATTGGCAAGTATCTCCATAAGTTCAGTTTTGCCTTGGATCGTAGCGCGTTTAGCAATTTCTGAAGGAGGAATTATACCACCAAGAGCAGCATTTAGCTCAAGCCACTGCATGAACTCTTGTTGTCTTTGCGTTGCAGTATTTAGACCTTCTTCAACGAGTGTTTGATACTTAGCAAATATCTTACTGTAGAAATGTGGAGATGGGTCTTCACCGATTATAAGGCTGCACTTAGCCGCATTCCAATTATTGAGTACTATCTTAAGAAGCTTATCACCGAGCAGTTTAAGAGCCATGTCCCATTGGTCAAAGTACTTCTGAAGAACCATGAGATTTGCTCCTTGCTTCAGTAATACAGTAAGACTTGAGACCTGCCCATTTTCCTGAGCGCTCCAGTTTTCTATATTCACGCCAGATGTAGCGAAGATCAGAGACTGTAACTGATCAGCAAGAGCCATATCAGAAGGAGGCACAGCATTAGGAATGATTTTCTGGACATCGGCAATTTCGTATCCTTCATTAACAAGAATATCGTATCCTTGTCCTGATTTCTTGAGATTATCTTCATTAGCTACAGCTCCTACTTTACGTATATACCCTGTATTAATAGAACTCTCACTGATATCGTGGTTCAAAAGAATGCGCCTCGACATCAAAAATTGACTTGACCGCATAGTCATCATTAACGACCGCGCGCGAAGTCCTGGGACGTTAACATGCGGTTCATAATTCCAGAAGACCGGGACGAAAGGGCATTCGTCGAATCCGAGAGGATTTTCGCCCTGGAACATAAGCTGGTCATTGAGTACGACGGCAAGTTTCCAGCATGGGGTCTGCACTTCGACGACTTGCAGATCTGGGATATTGTAGAGGATTTCGTCGAGTTGCTCTTGTCCACCACCATAATCAAAAAATTGATTTCTACTAGGTGAGTAAAGTCGCTTTTTCTTTCTATTCCACTTGTACCAAACGTACGAGAGCACCATGAGATCATTGCGGGCCATATTATAGTTTTCAGGAAGGAAATAAAATGAGCCATAACGATTAGGAGAACCCATCATCGGCATAATCTGTCCCATTTTATCGGGGAAACGAGCTTCAGCTTCCCTTTTAGAGATATACTCTTGGCACCAAACGAACTGAGCATCGCTCATATCTGGATTACGGAAATATGGATCGACCATAAAGGAGTTATATTCCCACACCTTTGCCTTTAAAGAGCCTTGGGCTGGGTCATCACCTGTGTAGTCTAAGTATGGCTGCATGAGCACCATTCCACTAATAGCGGCCAGCTCACACGCTTTTGAATAGGCTTCGTTTATT